CTTATACTCCTTAGTTCTTTTGTCTAATGACTCGTAATACTCTGCATTTTTTTCCATAATTCTATTTATTAGTTTTTAAATATTTAAGTGAGCTGTTACTATATAGGTGTAAATCATCCCCTAGTACTTCCTCCACCGCTTTCTTTATTTGTCTATGTACATACATCCTGCTGATGTTGTATTCTTTAGATATCTGACGAATGCTCCTGTCATAAGTCTCCGCTAACAATTCTTTTTGCGTATAAGAAAGATTATCAATCTTATCAAGAAGCTTTTGCTGCTCATCTGTAGCCTCAAAAATACCCTCATTGGATTGAAACTCATAATCTTCAATCTCTTGAGATTCATAACTAGGAGGCATTCCGAATTTTTTGTGATAGTCAATAAATACACTTTCTAGTGTAAGGGTAATGTAATAGTCATTAACCTCCTCTTCTTTGTCAGCTAGTTTCAAGTACATCTCTTGTACTATATCATCTGCGTGAGCTTTGTTCTTTGTAATTTTTAAAGCAATGTTTCTCCACTTGGAATCAAACTCTGCTATTTCTTGTAGTCCTTTCATTGTTTTTGGTTTTTTGGTTTATATATAAGTATAAGCAAAATCTATACCACTATAAGAAAAACTTATACACATAAGACGCAATAAAAGTAAAAAAGTTACAATTTTTTTTCTCAGTGTTTACGGGGGTTAACAAGTTTTATAGAAAATAATTTAAAAAAAGTTGCAAAAAAGTTTTTTTAAACTAAAAAGAGGTTGTAACTTTGCTCAAAAATAATAACTAACTATAAAAACAAATATTATGAAAACTATCAAAACAACTTACAAAAATATAACTTACAGAGTAACATTTAGAGAAAATCACTTTGCTTACGCTCAAGATGCTAACGGGTACAATGTTACAGATTCAAAAACAATTCAGGCACTAACAATAAATAACTAAAAATAACTAACGGGGGTGTAAAAGCCCCCTTAATCATAAATAATAATAATATTGTTTTTAAATAAATATCAATCAATTAAATTTAACATTATGAGAAAATTAAAAGTAAATTCAAAACTAGTAGTAAGAAACGTTAAAAGACAGGATAACATCACCAAAGGAGGTCTTCTGTTCGTAGCCTCAGTAATACTACCGTCAGCTCTATGTGTATTGTACACAGTACTATTTACTAACCCCACTATCACATTTGGTGGATTTTAAAAATTAAAACTATGAAAACATTAAAAGAAAGTATGAAAGATTTCACAGCTCCATTCATTGAATGGGAGTCAGATATCGATAGTGAAGTAATACAACAATCACTAGTAGAAGCTCAAATGGGAGACTTCGGAATTGAGTTCAGTATACAAGGTAGTAGAGAGATATCATTCTCTCACGGCTCTTATTTTGAAACAGAAGATGTAACCGTTGGAGATGCCGTTTGGGATATAGAAATATTCGCTGTCTTTGATAAAGACTTTGAAGATGTAGAATTAACAAAAGAAGAAACTGAATTACTAATTAATATAATAACTAACGAATATGAATAAGGAAAAAATCACAGAACTGTATTTAAAATTTGAACTTACAAAAGATGATGTTTTTAAACACAAACATTATTTAATTATCACACGTAGCGGAGTAGAAAAAATCCAAAGCAAGTCTAACATTGAAGTTAACTTTAATTTAGAGCAATGTACTCCCAATTTCTCAGTAGTCAAAGCAACAGCTTTCAAGAGAGAAGCTGCTGATGTACGAATTGAGACTTACGGCTCGGCTTTGAAAGGGTCTACCTATTCAGAAGGGTCTACTAACTCGTGGTATGTCACAGAACTTGCCGAGAAGAGAGCTTTATCAAGAGCTATTCTCAAATTAGTTGGAGCTTATGAACTTGGAATATTTGGCGAAGATGAGTCAGAAGACTTCAAACGCAAATAATATGCAAGGCTCAAAAGAATATTTTTTAAGAGTTAAAGAGGAAGAGTACTTTGACTTACCTCAAGCCCTTAGAGAACGTTGTACGGTCTATTATAACGATTACGAGCTCTACAAAGACAACCCTAGTTTTAAAGCTTTAAACAAAGCCTATAGGAATTCTAAGAAAGCTCTAGAGAATTGGAAGTATGACCAACGTCATAACTAAAAACAGCCTCACAGAAATGTGGGGCTTTACTTTTTAAATTTATTTACCATCTTTTCTCCGCTTCTAACTACAAAATAACCACCTACAGCAGTCATAAGTAATCCCTTGAGTAATCCTATCCACTCTGAGGCTATTTTAAAGCCTTCTAACGAACTATCTAACATTATGAATACAAACATACAGATTAATAGAAAAGCAAGCGTATATGGTCTTATATTCTTTGACATAAAAGAATCCGAATGCAAATCTGCTTCCCATCTTTTTGTTATCTCAGTCTCTAACTGCATATCGTATTGAAGTTCTTGAATCAATAGGTCTTTATCCTCTTGGCTCAGTGCTTTATCTCCGCTGATTGCATCTCCTAATTTCTCTAATGCTTTTACACCTGTTAAGTTTCCTGCAAGCTCTAGTAATTCAGGAGCAAATTGCTTCCCCTGTTTAGCTAAGAACCTAAGTGCATCTCCTACTCTAGTAGTTCCGTGCTTGTCTTTATATTTTCCTGTATCCATTAGTATGTCCAAATTACATCGCAAGATTTATTCATATCATTATCAACGTGAATGAAATTCTTTGCTATTCCTATTCTATTAAACCCTGCTTCAATTAAAGCATTGACTATTTTAAATCTATGTCTTGAGCTAGTGCAAGCGATGTCACAGGCTTTTCCAAGTCTATGTGAGCTTTGAGGAACTCCTCCAACTTTCTTATTGTGAGATTTACTCCTGTATCCTGATGTTATCCTGAAGGATACTCCTGCTATTTCACGAGCATTGTCTAGCATCTCAAGGAATCTCTTGTCCATTAAGTTTCCACTTCCTATCTCATCAGGAGAGTCAAACTCACTTGTTTTAAAGTTCTTCATATCTGTCTTCTAAATTTTCATCTTCTAGTTCCCAAATTTCAAGCTTAAGCATTTCATTCTCTAGCCTAGTTTTCTTTCTGTTAACATTACCATCTAATATCTTATTGACTATAAGTACAATCGTATAAACTCCTCCTAATACTGAGAGGACAACCTGTATCAACTGCATATTCCCACCATTAAGGAAGGCAAAAGCAGTGTCTTTAACACTCATTACCCAAAGGGAACAAGTGCCATAATTGGCTATTAGTTTAAACATTTTTGGGGTATTTATTAGAATAATCTGTGTCTTGGGTGTTGCATATTTTAAACTGTCGTTGCGCTTAAAACACCTGAATTATCTACAGATATTCTAAAGCGAGTACCATCAGGGGACTTGACTACTACTCCGTCTCCTACATCCTTGACTTCGATGTCTCCTCCGCTAATATTTATGCCGTTATTATTAAATTCGATTAGGTCTCCTGTTCCGTTGTTTTGAACACTTGAATTGTTACCAATTAACAAAGCACTAGAGTTAGAGTCTATATCTATTCCATTAGCAGATGCATCTATTTGATTGAATCTTATCTCTAAACCTGTACAGTTCTCAGAGAAAACACCCGTTGCTGACTCTGTTATATTATTGTCAAAAACAGACACATACTCTTCGCAATCTTTTAAGTGTACATCAATAGAGCCACCTGACTCAGAAATGACGTTATTGCTTATGTTTAGGTTTTGACCCTTCTCTATATATATAGTGGCTAGTCCTTCGTCAAGCTTATTACACTCTTCTATGATGTTGTTTGATAGTATATTTCTAGATATGCCCTTAGCTCCTGTTATCTCTGTAGCAGTTAAGTATATAGCTTCTCCACGAACTTCGGTAAAGTGATTGTTTAATATTAAGATGTCCTCTATATCCTTTACGTCTGACACCCCCTTTATCCCCGTTAATACACCCTCAAAGAAGTTGTTTTTTATGCTACCATTGTTAACGTCAGTAAAGTGTATACCTGTCATTTTGTTTCCCTTAAACAAACACCCCTCAATGAATATGTAGTGTAATAGGTCACCCATAACGCCAACAGCGTTAACTTGGCTTTGAGATATAAAAAATATGTCCTTTATGTTGGTTTTATCCCAAACATCTGAGCTAAAGCTAGTGTGTTCTACTGATATAATTGGTCTTAAAGTGCTAGTAGGTATCGCTTCGTTATTCATCCAAAACATAGTAGAGTTACCCATACCTTGAAGAGTTATTTACATAACTTCAGTTATTGATATAGGGTCTTCAAAATAAAAGTTTCCTTCACTAAAAAGTATAACCCCTCCTCTTCTACCTGAGCTATAAATATCGGGTAGTTGTGATATAGCGTCATTTACGACTAACTCGTCATTTGTGCCGTCACAAACAAAGTCTGCTAAGTCCTTAACCTCTTGAGAAGCGTTGCTTGAAGCTATAAAGAATGTGAAATTACTTTTCGACGCGGGTATTAGGTTTGATTTATTTATTTGCACATCTCTGTCTCCTACAGCTCTTGATAAGTCTACTGCGTATAGTTTAGCGCTATCAGGTAAGCTAGTTACCTCTGTTAATTGTGATATTTTTTTATCTGCCATTTTATTGTTTATTAGTCATTTAATAATAAGTTGAAACTACTGTCATTTAGCAATAGCCTGAATCCTGTGTTGAGCAATACGTCTCCTGTAGGTACAGGGGATTCTGATTGTATTAACATCATTACTCTGCGCCTACTCATTATATAGTAGAGTCAAAGTATCCATCTAAAGCTGTCTTTAAAGCGGCAAAACTAGCATAAGCTACACCTGCTTCATCTTGTAAGTCTGAGAATAAGGTCTTATTCAAAATATCCACACCTTGTATGGTCTTGATGATTAAGAAATCTCCTTGCTTTTGTCTCTGAATTTCGCAATATGCAGGGTATCTGTATTCGATTCCGTTAAGTATTACCAATTCTTTCGTTACTGAGTCTTCGTAAATTTTCATTTTATCTAATTATTAAGTTATTTATTATTTATTTATTATCCTAAACCTAGACATCCGTCAGGAGTGCCTTGAATTATTGTGAATTTACTGCTTAAATTAGCTATAAAGTAAGCCTGATTGTCTTCTTTTCCATCAATCTCAACGGTATATCCGTTTAAATCTGACTTATTTGCTCCTGATTTATCACTTACAATAGCTTCAACACCATTCCTAATGCCTAGAAATCTACCATTCCCTTGCTCATCTACTACAATACAGTGATGTGGTCTCTTGGTTAGCTTCCAAAACTCTTCTGAATTCCTTGTTCCTTGCACAACAAAGGATAGTTTCTGAGAATAAACCTCTCCTCCATCCTCTCTGCTCTGTGTTTCTTCAAAAGAAGCACCGTGAACATCGTATTCATATAGTGTAGCTGTAGGGATTGACGTGATTAACTGACCTGTAAGCACTACTTGCGACCTTGAATAGTCAACGTACTCAGTAAGGTATATCTTCTTAAGACCTCCTTGTCTGTCGTTATCTCTCTTAGCTGTTCCTTTTGTTAAATCGTATTGAGCCATATCTTATCTATTATGATAATGAGGTAAACAATCATTATCAAATCCATTCATTCGTCTTCTGTCATCAACTTGGTTAGATGTCTCATTAAAAAACCATCCACTTCTACTCTTCATATTCTTTGAAGCATTAACCTCATCTTGATACGTCTTATATTCGGCTATAGAGTGCTTATTAAGCCACTTATAGAATCTTCTGATGTATGTATCTGCTATACCTGCATAAGTGTCAGCTAATCGCATTATATCCTCTTCAGTCATAAGCTCTGCATTCTCTGCTACGTGCTTATAAGCTCCTCCGTTAGTTACCATATAAGATGATATCTTAATATACTCAGATAGAGCTTGATTCTTAGTGATTGGCTTAATGTACTTTGTGTACATTTCAAGATAGTCTCCTGTCAATGTGCTGTTCTCTGCTCCTTCTAAGATTACATCATACAACTCAGTACCTAGTAAGGCTTGAATAGTTATGATTTGAGTATTAGCTATTGAGAATAGGAACTTATCCTTATCAACATTACCACCTAATATAGTGGTGCTCTTTAATTCTTGTGGTGTTATAAATAAATATTCCATATTATTTTAAGCTTCCTCTGTTAGGTTTGTCTATTTCTGCCTTGGCTACATCGCTGTCATTCTTTACAGGCTTGTATCCTTGTCTCTTTGCTTCGTTAACATTTACAAAGTCTGTCTGTTGCATTGCACCACCTTTCTTAGGTGTTCCGTCTGCGTTCAGTTTCTTTTTGTATACTCTTCTCTCAAATCTATGGTAACAGTTAACCCCTCCACCATACTTGAAAATATCGTACTTGCCACCTTCGTGAGCAAACTGACCATTCACACCTTGTGAACTCATTAAGTCAATGTCTTCTTTTCTAAATACTTTACCTCCATCTGAAAGAGATACCATCTTGTTGCAAAATGCTCTAGACTGACCTTTAGGTGTCTTGCTTGTTCCTTTAGTAAATGCGTAGCGAGTCTTCCAAAGCTTTGTATCTTGCTCACTTGTTTGGTTAGCTGACATCTGAAGCTCATATTCCTCTTCAGAGCCTAACTCATACCCTTCAGGTGCGTCTTGAGCATACATTTCAAGGATTGACTCCATATCATCGCTTAACTCAGTTTTACATCCACACTGAGAACTCATTTCAACGTTGTCAGAGTCGCTCTCCTCAACTATCTCCTTAATCTCTTCCTCTTGTGTCAAAGGCTTGAACATAAGGTCTAAATTGATACCGTAATGAACTAACACTTCCTCTAGTGATTCAATGATAAAGTCTTGCTTAGGAGCTATTACTCTTTTAAGTAGTTGCTTCTCAGATACGTCAATCATCTCAGCTTGTGAACTGAATCCTGTTGCTGAGTCTAATCCCACCAATGATGGAGAGATTACTCTGTGAGAAGTCATAATCTGATTCTTTGCCTCAGAAGTTAGGAATTCCCATTGCTTGTGTACTGATGTGTTCACAGGGAAAGGAGTCACTGATATCTCTACGTCCTGACCATTAAAGCTGATAATGAAGTTCGATGCATTGCTGCTAGATGTTAGCTTACGCTTTACTTGATTTTCAAAGTCTCTCTTCTCATCATCTGTGTAGTTGTCTCCATTAGGAATGTTTATGATATATCCTGCTGATAAACCATTCTTGATAGATGAGATATTCATATTTGAGATTTCCTCCTCCATCTCGGCATATTGCAATCCTGCTGCATAGCAAGGTGTACCGAAGTACTCATCCCCAATTGAGTAAGGCTTTGCACAGTATATAGAAGTACCTGATTTACCATCTCCAAAAGCTTTGAATTCTTTTGGCTCATTCTCTTCCTTCTTGATATCTGTCCAATCTCTAGAATACCAATATGTTTTGATGCTTCCATCCATATCAGCAATAGAAGGTACAACCATCTGTTTTGGTAAATGCGTTAAGCTATTCAAAGAGCCGTCTCTGTTCTCAATTACTTGGAATGAAAACTCTCCGAATACTTGATAGTCTGCTACCATCTTGCGTAGCTCTCTAGGTCTGAGGATAGAGTGCAAGGTTGCCCAATCATTAACAACTTTGTCGCTGATTACATTGGAGAATCCCAAGCCCTTTCCATAGGTTAGGGTGCTGTAGCTTCTGTTTATACTAGCATTTGTCGGAGAGCCATTGTTCCTGTCTATTATATATTGATAGAAAGAATTATTTGCTCCATTTAAAACCCAATTCCTAGACTTATGCTCTACTAAAGCAGGTCTTACATAATTAGATAATGTGATTAATTTAATATCCATTAGAAATAATATTTATCATTAGTTAGTTGATACTCTTGAGTATCTTGAGATGTTGCAATCGATATACCTCTATAAACAACCTCATCTCCTTCTTTTATAGTTATTTGGTATCTTGTCTCATCTGTAGCTTCAAAATCAAAATCAAACTCAATACCACCTGTAGTAGTAAAGGCATAAGAGCTTAGAGATATATCCTCATCTAGGTTAGTTGTAGTGTCTTTGATGTTTAGAACTAAACTATCAGAAGGATTGAATCTAGGTATTATCCTTAGTGTGTGTGTCGTATTTATCGGATTGATTATCATATATTAATATAACGATTTTTAAGTCTTTTTGTCCCGTAAAAGAAAACCCCCACATCTCTGTAGGGGTTAACTAACCAAAAAAAAAACTAAACTAAATTATACTTCTAAAGCTTTGAAAGCTGTTTGAGTAGCTGAATCCAATAAAGGAGCTAACTCTTTAGTAGTTGCAACACCTGTTAAAGTGTAACCATTCATATCTGTTTTAGCTCCACCTGTAGATGCTACAACTGTAAAGTCGATTCCGTCATCTAAGCCTAAAGCTATAAAGTTCCCATTTCTATCAACTACTACCGCTTGTGGGTAACCTGCTACTAACAAGTTAAACTGAGCATTTGTAGCTGCGTCCATTTTTTTCAACACTGTAGTTAGTGTTTGAGTATTGACTTTACTCCCTGTGTTTCTGTCTCCTACCATAGATTGCTCTAGAGTGTTTCCGTCTCCCTCTAAAGGGAAAGCATAAACCTCATCAAGCAATACATTAATAGCTGTAGCTTCTCCACTAGCAACTGTAAACGCATCTTCTAATCCATTGTATAGATACAGAGTTGATTGACCTCCTAAGCCGTCTTTACACGGTTGAGCACGTCCGATATTGATATCACAAGCCATAATTCTGTATATGTATTAAGTTAAAAATAAGGGGAGAGAATTAACCCTCCCCAATTAATTGTTTGGATTATGCTACAGTTGTAAGTAAGTGTACAATCTCAGCTCCGTAAGAATATCCTACAGCTCCACCGAATACAGACTTGTATAAAACGTTTCCGCTCATATCAACCTCATCCATATCTTTGATACGAATAGAATCTGCATCGTTAGCCAAACCTGTTCCTAGAGTAATGTTCTTCTTTTCGAAGATTACGATAGTATTGTCAGGTAATCCGTTAACAGTTTGGATAGAATAACGACCATACACAAGACCTGTGTTAGCGTCTCCACCTAATCCGTTAGCTGCTCCGTTAGCAATAAGTAGCTTTGTGTAAGCATCTGCTACGTCAGGAGATACGATAAAGTTTACTGATTTACGTCTTAGTGCGTAAGGCATAGCTGCTGTAGCTGCGTCAAATACTGCTAATACGTTAGAAGAGTCAACTGCTGCTCCGATAGCTGTAATACCATTGTTTGCTTTGATTACGTCTCCATCAGCGTTGAACTGAGTGATAAGTCCTTCCATTGTTCCTGCAGTTCCTGCTCCGTTCCAAATTTGGTCTTCGAACCATTGTGCTAGTTTAGAAGCTGTGCTTTCTACGATAGCCTTAGAAATATCAGCAGGTGCTTGGTCATTAAAAGCAGATGCTCCCATTGACTCTCCTGACCACGTTGGTCTGAAGTCTTCCTTACAGATTTCAAACTCATTCTTGAACTTTGCAAGAGTAAGTACTTTCTCAGAGTAATCTACTGCGTCTGTTGCAGGAGTAGTACCACAAGAATAGTCAGCTACTCCTAAAGTAACGTCTAAGTTTCTTAAATTTAATTTGTAACCTACGTTAGGTACAACTGTAATCAACCCTAATCTTAGAGTATCTTCTTCTTTTTGTGCTTCTAGCATTATGTCTACTGCTTCAAAGCCTGCGTAATTTGATGAAATTGCCATTCTTTTATTGTTTATTTATTATTAATTAATTAAAATACTTGTTTATTTTGAGTGTCTTTCAATTGCTCCTTTAAGACCACTCATCTTTACTTGTGAAGGAGTTGATACGATTGCATCAGCTACAGGAGTTTTAGATAGCTCTACCACCTGAGATGATAATTCTACATTCTTTCCGTTAACCTCTTCAATCTGAGATTTCAAAGCTGATAGTTGAACACCCATAGACTCAGCATACTCGCTGAATGCATCATCTAAGATTTGCTTTACAGCAATCATAAACTCAGCTTCTTCGTCTTGAGCAGGCTCTTCTTCAAGCTCTTCTTCTTTTACTTCTTCGTCTTCAACTGCAAGCTCTTCGTCTCCTGCAGGCTCTTCAGTAGGCTCTTCCTCAGAAGCTCCCATTGAAGCAACAGTTCCGTCCTTTACTTCGATTTCTTTATCTCCTTCTAGAGAGTAAGTTCCATCAGGAAGTTGTACTTTCTCTTCGTCTTTCATAACGAATACAGCCGTACCTTCCTCAAGGTTATCCCCTTCGAATTCAATAGTTAAATCTCCCGACTTAACACTACCCATCTCAACTGCAACAACTTCCTCAGCTACTACTTCTGTAGCTTCAGCACCTGCAACAATCTCCTTGAGCATAGTTAAAATACTCTTTTGTTTCTTGTTCATTTTTATCTCTGTTTTTAAATTAATCTCCTGTAAGTCTACAAATGCATCAACTGAAAAGCCTTGTACTTTACCTGTCTTTACATAATCATTCCAAATCTCATCGTTGTCTATTTTCATAGTAGCAACCCAAGAGCCTTTAGGATAATTCATTCCAAAGTTAGCAGACTTATCAACCTTTGAATTCTCAACAATCCAAGACTCAACAAAAGTGATATCTTCTATAGACTCACTATGCTCAAGCTTTGAATTACTTTGGCTGTTTGATTTAAAGAAGTTCTGAGATAAGTCCTTGATAGTCTCTTCAGAGAATACAATATTGTACTCTTCGTCAGTCTCTTCGTTGTATCTTGGAATTAATTGATTCGGTTGTAATACTAAACCCATTACTATTCTCTGCTCTTCATCAACCTTAGCCATCTTTATAAGCTTTGACTCTGTAGACATAGCTACAAAATGCTCAGTAGTGGCAGGGTCTTTCACTAAACTAATAGCAAATACTCCCTTTCCACCTTTCTTAAACTTAGCTTCAAATGTTTTCATATTGTTATAACGATTTTATTTGTTTTTTGTCCCACTAGAATCCACTATTAAGCTCTGCTTGTCTATCTGCTTGCTGTGCTGTGGTAATATCTCCACTAGTTACATAGGCTTTAACGGGTTTGCTTCCTGCACCGTTCACACTATTCTCAAGAGAGTTCAATCCTGTTCCTTCAATCAGGTTGAAGCTAGGTGCAGATGCTCCTCCTTGTGGCACATTCTGAGAGCCTGATTCATTTGGAAGCTTAGTGCTTAGTATTGTTGCTACGTTAGCAAGACCACTCGCAATGATAGCCCCTCCTGTCACAAACCCTGCTGTTCCTCCTTGAGCAAATGCTTTGTTTGCTCCAATGTATGTATCAATAATAGCGGTACTTACTCCTGTTGCTTTCTGCATCGCTGCGCTTTCTCCTGCCAATTTACCCAAAGCCGTTATACCTCCGCTAACAGCTTGAAGAGTTGCTGTCTTTGCATCTGCCTCAGCCTTGTCTAGAGTCACAACCGCTTGAGTAAGTACTTGCTTCTTGTTAAGGTATTCTTGTTCTGCATCTACTCTCTGCTGAGTTCCTTTCTTATATAGCTTTCTTTTAGATTCTAAGTCTGCAAGG